AGATTCATGCGAACGCATGTCCGTTGCATGGCGTTTACATTCCGCAAAACACCACCATCACAATCGACAGTTCAGGAGTCCAGCGATGATCCGTAATTCCATTCTTACCTTGCTCATGATCGCCACAAGCCGAATAGCAACTGCCGGCGAATCAGCGAGTGACCGGCATTTTGCGGCGATGGAGGCGAGGGTTTCTGTGCCAGTGGCAGAGAAACAAGAACCGCCACAGCCAGCGAAGCCTCCCATCAGGAAGATCACAAAGAAGCCGACGCCACGAGAGTTGCACCTTGCGGATCAGGCCCGTCACCTCGCGCAGCGAGTCGCCCCACCGAAGGTGACCTTCGACGGTGTTTACTACTGGAACGAGGCGGGAGAGTGTGTTGGGATGCGAACGCGGTGTAAGGCGTGTAGAATCGGGCGTTAGTTCAACAGGTTTCACAGCGTCGTGAAACACAACAACCATTAGCCGAAGGATCACAAATGTCGAAGCAGTTTCGTTTCAGGATTAACGTCGAGTGTGACGTTCAGAACGCGGATTCCGAGTCGATTGCACGGACAGCAGCATTTGCACTGCTGACTCAGATGCAGTCGGAGAAGAAGCGGGGTCGTCCGTCCTCGGACGTGAAGGCGACGATTACGGGGGTAAGCATTGAGGATCAGGAGAAAACAAAGCCTGCACTTCAGGAAATTTGCAGTCGAATCGCGAAGACAATCGACGTAACCGAACGCGACCAGTAAGTCTCTCCCCGAAAGCAGTCAGCGATTCCCCCGAGTCGCTGGCTGCTTGTTTTGTTTGAAGGCCGAAAATGAGATCATCCCGAGCCTCCCACACTCACGTTCGACACAAGATCGAGCAGATCACGAACGACACGGAGCAGATCAACCAGATTCTGGTGAACCACGCTCCGGATATCATCGACCTGCTGACCGAGACTCACTCGCTCCGTCAGGTGGCTCGTCGTGTGAAGAGATCACCGACATATTTAAGTCAGGTGAAGAACGGGAAGCAGAGGATCTCGTGGGAGACGTATTGCCTGTTGGTGATGTTGCTTGAAGAGGGCGAGAACTCTGATAAAATGAAATCATCGTCGCGTGCAAGGTGACAACGAAACATCCGGGTTAAACCCTGGACTAAAACCGTCGATGAGCTGCTTGCACCAGTTTGTCGGCGGTTTTTTTGTGGAGATTGGTGATGGAAACTTCGGAACTAAGGCAGAGAATCCTTTCAATCGTAGAGTATGACTACGAGACAGGATTATTCAGGAGACTTGTTGCGTCGAAGGGGTGCAGCCTTAAAATCGGATGGACAAAAGGATCGTTGAGTTATCGAGGCTACCGAAAGATGAACCTGCTGAAGAAGTCTTATGAGCTTCATCGAATCGCGTGGCTCATTCATTACGGGGATTGGCCGAAGAAAAACATCGACCACATCAACGGAGACAAGTCCGACAACCGAATCTGCAATCTGAGAGATGCGACAGTCGCTGAGAACGCCAGAAACATGAGCAAGAGTAGGGCGAACACTTCAGGTCACGTTGGAGTGAGATATTACGAAAAAATCAGGAAATGGCGTGCTGAAATAAAGGTGAATTACAAGAATATTTCCATAGGCCACTTCAGCACAAAAGAGGAAGCCATTGAAGCAAGAAAGTCTGCTGAAATTGCTCATGGGTTTCATCCTAACCACGGCAGGCAAAAACAGAAATGAAGCTCTCAGATCCACAATACAGAGTTTTGGTAACAGAGGCAGAGTGGACCTGCTATGGCGGAGCTGCGGGCTCGGGAAAGTCACATATTGTCACACTTGACATGCTCAGGCACTGTCAGGGTCCGCATGCGAACCCGATGTTTCGCGGTTTGATCATGCGCCGTACATACCCACAGTTAACGAAGTCTGGCGCACTTTTGGATCACTGCAGGACGATGTACGCACCATACGGCGCGATTTACAATCACACTCGCAACGAGTTTGAATTCCCGTGCGGGGCTAAGATTGCATTGGGATCCTGCCAGTTTGAGAAGAACCTCGAGGACTATCAGGGAGCCCAGCTTGACGCATTGGCAATTGACGAGGCGACACAGTGGCCGCTGAAGTTCGTGCAGTACCTCTGGGGTCGCGCGAGAAGCAAGTCCGGGATCAAGCCGAGAATGAAGCTCAGCATGAACCCGGATAATGATTCTTGGTTGTACAGATTCCTGTATTGGTGGCTGAATCCAGAGACAGGGTTGCCGATCCCCGAGCGATCAGGAGTCATTCGGCACTTCAGGTACGTCGAACCGGATTTTCACTGGTACGACGAACCTCAGTATGAGATCAACGAAGAGACGGGCGAGAACGAGTGTGTTACGACATCAGCGACATTCATCGGCGCGACGCTGCGAGACAACACGCACCTGATGCAGTCAGACCCTGCCTACCGTCAACGACTCGAGCAAATGTCGGATGACGACAGGGATCGTTTCTTGAACGGCTGCTGGCTCGCCTCCTCAAAGACTGGTGCCGAGTGGGACAGAGAGCTCTTTACAAATCTCTACATCCCGCTGGAAAAGTTCCCCATCCCGAAACACGCCAACGACATTGTCCGAATGTTCTGCGTCGACCCAAGCAAGGGGCGCTCCGTCAAGAAGGGGGATTATTCGGCAATTGTTTGCATGGCACAAACGTCAGAACTGGCGTATGTCGATGCGGACTTAAAACGACGATCGCCGTCGGAGATCATCGAGGACTTATTCCTGTTCTGCGATCAGGATCACCACCGGATCAGATCAGGCGACCTGATTGGGATTGAATCGACGCAGTTTCAGAGTATTTTTCGCGACTTGATCATGAACTACGCGGCGAATCATCGGGATTATGCGTTGTCGAAATACCTCATGTCTGGAGGGATAATTATCCCGGTCGAGGACATGCTGAAGAAGGAAATGAGGATCCGGAGAGGCCTGGATAAACGACTGACGCAGCGAGAGTTCCGGTTCCTTGAGAATCCGGGGACGACGCTTCTGCTGCAGCAGATTAAGCAGTTCGACGGCATCCCGGGCGTCGGGAAACACGACGACGGGCCGGATGCATTGGCGATGTGTACTCAGTTGCCGCGATATGAGCAGGAATACTGGGAAAATCTGAGGAAGGAGAAGTGACGTGAGTAAACGAGGATGCAATTCATGCCGAGAGAAATCAGATCCGGTCGGTGCTGCGATTCAGACGATCTCGATGGTCGTCGACCAATCGTTTCAGCAGAACGCGAACGTAGGAATTTACCGGCGTGCAGTGAGATCGACGTTTTGGTGGTGGAGGTTTCTTCGATGATCGCGAAATACCAGTATTCGGCGACCGTCATTTCGATTTACGACGGCGACACGATCACTGTGATGGTCGACCTTGGGTTTGGGTCGCACACGAAGCAGAAACTGAGACTGGCGCGGATCAACACACCGGAAGTCAGAGGACCGCAGCGAGAACAGGGGATTGCGGCGAGGGACTATTTGATCGCCCTGATGCCGGCGGGATCTGAAATCGACGTGAGGACGATCAAGGACAGCCAGGAGAAGTACGGCAGATATCTGGCGGAAGTTTTCAAGGGCGATATTTGCGTGAATGACCTGCTCGTTCAGGCCGGAATGGCGGCATACAAGTCGTACTAAGATTGTTTCGGCGTGTTTTCCTGTGTAATCTGCTGTCGAGGAGACATCAGATGGCATATGCGAACGGTTTACCGACGAGTTGGGTGATTGAGAACGAGAAACTGGCAATCGAGGCTACGAAGGCTGCTGCGCGGATCTTCGAAGAACTTGGAGTCAGTTGCGGCGGAGTGAATGCTAACGGCGATCAGCTTCCGTTCGGTGGCGACGAGCCGTTCGAGAACATTCAGGATGTCCGAGAGGCAATTGTTCTCGGGGATCAGCTTGGCAGGTTGCCCTGGGGGACAAATGCGAAGGACAATCGCAGTTATTACATCGCTGATACAGGGCACGCAATCACGGTAAAGCCGAGGGACGAGAATCAGCCGAACTCTGATGCGGTGAAGCGGATTGAGGCGTTCATTGAGCTGTGGACGGCTGAGAATCAGTGGCAAATGCGGCAGTCGGAAGTCAGTCAACGGTGCGATCGGCACGGTGAGGTGTTCGACCTGCTGAGTTACGACGACGACGGGATGGTCCGGGTTTACTTTGGCGAGCCACAGGATCTCGACGACGACCCGAAGAGCAGTTTCGTGGATCCGGACGACGCTTCGAAGGAATACTTTGATTCGCTGGGCGTCCGGAAGACAAATGATCTCCGCGCTCAGCCGGTCGCGTACTTCCTGAAGGATGTTTGGTATCCGGACCTGCGATTCGTCACGAAGATGACAAAGGACGGTAGTCTTGCGAATTACCGGGGCGACACGATTCCGCAGATGGAAGAATCTCAGGATCGGATTCTGGTTCAGCATCGCAAGAGAAACGTGTTGTCGGCGGATCCCCGGGGGCTCACTCTTTACTGGCCGGTACGCGAAGAACTGATCTTCGCGAAGAAGTTGCTGGCGAATCTGATGCGAACGAGTTCGTTTCAGGCGGCGTTCGGTGCGATCCGGACAATCATGGGAAATCCGTCGAGCGATTCGGTCAAGAGTTACCTGAATACGCAGCAAAATGGCGGCGCGAGCAGCGGGCAATCAGAAACATACGACTTTCCGTCGGCAGCGGTTGTCACAATTCCGTCGCAGATCAAGTACGAGTTTCCGGAGACAGGCGCCGGTAACAGTAACCACATAGAAACTCTGGTATCGCTGCTTCGGTCGTGCGCTGCGGGCATGAAACTGCCGGAGTTCATGCTGACGGCAAACGTCAGCGAGGGGAATTTCGCCTCGACGCTGGTTTCGGAGGGGCCGTTCCACAAGTCGATGCGGTTCGAGCAGTCTCTTATGGTGCAGGAAGACCTGCGGATTCTGAAGCAGGCTCTGTGGTACGCTGCGGAGTCGGGACAGCATGACATCACAACGGCTGACGTGCTGCAGGTTGTGCTGGAGATCAAGCCGCCACGAGTTCAGACGAGAAACCGCCAGGAAGATCACGAGGTGATGAAAGACTGGTGGGATCGTGGCCTGCTGGGGAATAAGACGGTTCTGGCTCCGGAAGGGCTGGAATCGGTGGCCGAGAATGCTCAGCGGAAGTCAGAACTGGTAACGGAGCTTCCGTTGCCGGCGGGATCGCCGCAATCGCCGCAGAACATGGGCACTCCGGGTCCAGTTGCGGGCAATAAAGCCGATCCGATGAAAGAAAAGGGTGTTTCGAAGAAAGATCCGACTCGAAACGCTTAAATTCGGTTGCACAGCACTTGTCAAGTTCGTACAAAATGACTTATTGTCAATTTGGCGATTTGACAAAAGGAGTTTGCCATGGGATGTGGCTGCGGAAATAAGAAGAAACCGAAGGGCGGCAAAGGCGGAACCAAATGAGTGACATCCTCGTAACAGAAGATGCGTTCGAAGCCATTGCTGAAGATCGAATTGACCGAGAGCGGGGAATTATCCGTGGGGTTAAGTTGCTGGGGTTGAGAAGCCTCAACAAACGCAACTACGATACACCCGGAGTCCAGAAGTCAGCGATGAAACTGCTGCCGGGAACGTCGATTTACATCGACCACCCTCCGACAGCAACGACGAATCGCTCTTATCGGGACAAATTCGCTGTTGTTGGCCAGAAGGTTGAGTACCGTCCCGGCGAAGGCTACTTCGGGGACGTGCATTTTAACCCGAAACATGCTGTTGCAGAACAGTTCTTGTGGGATGTTGTTAACGCTCCGAAGTCGTTGGGGATGTCGATCAATTCCTCAATCAAGTCCGGAAAAGTCGGTTCCGACGGGGACGTGATTGTCGAATCCATCGAGGTTCTCCGGTCTGTCGACATTGTTACGAAGCCGGCAACAACTGCTGGCATTTTCGAATCAGAGGAAGAAGAGATCATGGACCTGAAGACACTCCGCGACAAGCATCCGGAATTAGTGAAGTCAATTCTCGAATTT